GTTTCGACGCATTCGGCAATCCTCGCTTGGTCACGACCCAGCCTACGCGTTGGGGCTCAAGTCTTATTGCGACTGATTGGTGATCATGTCGACGATGCAGGAGAACGCTTGCGGATGGCGCACCTGGATATCCAGGTCTTGCAACGCGACGATTCGCACGGTGCCGCTCGACGAACCGGTATAGGGGTCGACGAGGATGTCGATACCGCTCCAATACGCGTAGACGAGCTGGTTCCAGACGCCGCCGATCAAAGGAGAAAGAGCCGTACCGGTGCCCTTGGTGAGCGTGTTAGGAAGCTGTTGTGTGGAGTAGAACGGCCGGTTGTAGACCTTGCCGTTATCGAGCAGGAAGATCGGGAACGTGGAGGCCTTGAGCGTCGTGGCGAGCGTGCCCTCGACGTCGGCGTTGCCCACGTAGCTGAATTCACCGAGGTCGGCCGCGTTTCCGCGTCGGACGATCGTGTAAAGTTCGACCATCGCGGGCCATGAGGGGACGCCACCATTGGCCCCCAGAGAAACGGTGTTTGTGGCCGTAATGGCGGTGTTTTGGAGGATGCCAAGAGGCTGATTGGACGCGCCCGTGCCGTTGAGCGCTGCGAGGTCGACCAATCGTGCGAGGACGGCCGTAAGGTCCGTTTTGGCGAATTCCTCGCCGCTTTCCAGCATCGTCAATTCGAAGAACCGACGGGAAATATCGGTATAGGCTCCGGCCGTGTGCGGGGTGAAGAGCACCTGGTCGAGGGTGGGGTTTGACGCGGAGGGCGCTCCGGATTCCGCGACCCAGTAACCTTGCGTGGCGGCGTTCTGGCGGGGGATGGCGAACTTGCCTTGAAGGTCGACGAATTCCCTCGCTCCGGCTTGCATCGTCACCATCGAGTTACGGAGCAACTCGATCCAATCCTTGTCGAGGATCGTCGGAATCGAGCCGGCACCCGCGGTGGTGTCAAACGCACGTTTTTCGGCGTCAGTCTTGGGACCTCGCGTGCGGTACGGCATCATGAAGCCCTGAGAGAGCTTCTGCGTTCGCTGTTCTAGCTCCCGCGAGACTTCGCCCTCAAGGCCGTCGACGGGTTGCTTGCCGAGAACCCTGAGCGCGGCTCTCATCATCGAGTAACGATGCTTTTTGCCGACGTTGCTGGGATCTTCGTGCGGAAGCGGGTCGCTCTTGCGCGTCTCCGGCTCGTCGCCGATCTTCTTGATCGCATCCATTCGCTCGATGGTGGAGATTCGCTCCGCGAGGCTTCGGGCTTCGGCTTCCTTGGCCGTGAAGGCCTCGTTTTCGTCCTTCGTGAAGGCACGATTTTCCTTGGTGATCCTGTTGCTCATCGTCTCCATTTCGTCGACGAGCGCGGCGCGCTTTTGGCGCAGTTCGTAGGCCTTGGGTTCCATGTTGTCTTTCAGGGGATGTGGGACGTGGTGGATTGGAGGCGGGAGATGATCGGAGATGGGTCAGGAAAGGGCCTTGGCGACCCTCAGACGTGCGTTGACGTGTTCTTGGGCCTTGCGGACCTCTTCAGCTTCGGCGGCGTCTTTCGCGGCCTTGGCGGCGTTGTAGGAGCGGCAGTCGACGCGACTGTCTTCGTAGGCGGGAAACGTGACGGGGCCAACGTCGAAGAGCTTTTTGTAGCGCGTGACGGTGCGGATTGGCTCGCTGTCGCTCCACGTCCACTCATCGCCATTGTCGTCGACCTGGAACTGGAAGCTGCAACCGTTCATGTTGCCGCTTCGGACCATCTCGGCCGTGTCGCGGCCGTGGGTCGTATCGGGGAGGTCGCATTCGTAGCGCAGGCCCTGGGCGTCCTCTTCGAACCGGAGCGTTCCGGATCGCGAGCGGCCGAGCAGCACGTCGTCGAGGTGGTTTCGAAGGCAGCGAACGTCGTCGCCCATGCAGCTCCGGAAGGCACCGGGGCGGATCACTTCGCGGAAGGTTCCCCCGTGAGGCATGGGGAGCGGAACGGACATCGTTCCGAACCGGGCCGCGTAGCCGACGAGCGTTCCGGGGCTCTTGCTCCCCTCTTTCGCGGCGCGGAGTTCGACATTGGCCTCAACGGCCCGACGTTCGGGGCCGGTGGGCGTTTTGGCGTGGTCGTTCATGGGTTTTAGGCCGCGATCGCGGGCTCGGGGATAGGTTCTGGCGACGGGGTGGGAGTCGGCGTGGGCGGTGTGATGGGAGCCTTGCCGATTTGATCGAGCGGGAGGTACTGACCTTGCATCACGAGAAGGTTGCCGCCGCGGGCCTCGCCGACGGGCTTCATCCCCTCTCTGATCCGGATCTCGTCGACGGTGACCGCCCCGACGTTTCGGAGGATCTGGTACATCGTCGTGCGATCTTTGGTGTTGGCTCGACTGAGTGCGCCGATGTCGATCCGGATGCGGTATTTCTCGCGGTCCTCTCGTGTGAGGAGCTTGAAGTTCATCTGCGCCTCGCCCATGTTGATCCAGCCACCGAGGCACATGCTGATGTAATCGTCGTTCGCCTCTTCAACGTTCGCGAGATGCGATTCGGAGTAATCGCCGACCTTGTGGGGCGGGAGGCAAAAGAGGCGGGCGATGTCCTTGACTTGGAACTCGCGGGTCGCGATCCACTGGCCATCGTCGGGAGAGATCTGCGTGTTGACCCATTCGACGCCCTCTTCGAGGATTGCGATCTGATGGGCGCCCTGGCTGCCTTGATGGATCTGGTTCCAGGTAGATCGGAGGTTGTTTTGAGCCGGTTCGCTGAGCCTTTTCGGGGTTTTCAGGACCCCTTTGGGCATCGCTCCATTGCCGAAGAATGCGGCTCCGAATTGCTCGGCACCGAGTGCCAAACCGATGGTCTGGCGAGCGCAGGTGATCGGAGAATAGCCTTTGATCCCATCGAATCCCATGCCGTTGAAGGCGAGGACGTTTTCCGCGAGGAGTTCCTTCTTGTTGTCGAGTTCGTAGTAGAGAACCCTCGACTTTTCGTGACGTTTGGGAATCGTCTTCGCGGGATGGAGAAGCTTGAGCTGAACGACTCGGCCGTCTTTTGGACTTCGGACGATTTCCGAGGGTCCCGTGCCCCATCCGAGGGTGTGGGCCATGCTCGATTGGAAGTGGCTGAACGCGTCGATTTCACAGTCCGGCGTGACGTTCAAAATCTCGTTCAGATAGTGCTTTTCATCGCGTTCAAAACCGCCATTGGGAAGGCGCCGCTCGATGATTCTGGGCAGGCCCGCCCAATCGCGACTGATCACGTTGATGGCGGCGAAGACGGCCGCGAGGCTGAGCGCTGTTTGCGGCGTGACATAGGTCCCGCTAAGCACGGGAGCGGCGGGAACGAAGCCGGTTCCGCTGGCGTTGCCGCTTCGCTTTTCGCGCCATGCGGCGAGACTGCTTCGAATGGAGTCAAACATTTCAGGTGGAGAGCAATCCGCGTGTTTCGTAGACAGACGGGCCTTCGTCGACGTCGGCGAGGATACCGGCGATTGCATTCACCGCGGCGGCGGCTCCGTCGATCTTCTGTCGTGATTTCTTCTTGTCGAGCTTCACGTTTTGCATGGCGTCCATCACGCCGATGGCGTTGGAGACACACCATCGCATGACGGGGTTGCCGTCATGCTCGATGAGCTTGGCGTCGATGAGTCTCTTGAACTCTTTGGTCGGGGCCGAGAGTGATCTGAAGCCCTGGGTGAGGAATTCGATGGGGATGCCGTCTTCGTCGCGAAGCTTGAGGGCGAGTTGCTGCGCGTTCCACGCGTCAACCATGATCTTTTGCACGTCGAGCTTCAATGCGAGGCTTTTGATTTCCTCGCGAATGAAGTCGTAATCGATTACGTTGCCCGGAGTGGCAGTAAGGAAGCCCTTTTCGGCCCACATTTGATAGGGCATTCGTGAGCTTCTTTCGAGGGCCTGCAAGTTATCTTCAGGACACCAGAAGCGGGAGAGTAATCGATAACGTGGACCTGAAATGTGTCCAACGAAAACGAGCGCGGCCAGGTCTGAAGTGCTTGCGAGATCGAGTCCACCAAAGGAGCGGAGGTTGGCGAGATCGATCGCCGTGAAGGGACGCAAGGACATGGTTTCCGATCCTCGGTTGCAAGCGAATCCCACGTTTCGACGCAGAAATAGGGCGTCGGCTTGGGTTCTGAGCGGATGCCGGCGGCGAGGACGATGGATTTGAGGAGTCGGGTGATCATCAGGCCGCTTCCTTTGCTTCGCACGCGTCCCACTTTTCCATATCGAAGTATTTGGCTTCGTCGCGGGTGATGATATTGAGGCGAAGTCGCTTGAAATTATTGAGCTTGATGGGAACTTCCTTGGCCTCGGTGAGTTCGCGCTGGAAGTCTTCGGACTGGATGGTCTCACCGAGCGACGGATTGGCCTTTTTCCAGGTCTCGGGATCGTCGATATCGTCGGTCGGGAGGGCTCGATAGACGATTCCGAGGTGGGACGTGTCGGGGATCTCGCCGGCGTTGACGCGCTCGGAGTATTCGCGCTGTTCGTGCCAGACGCCGGAGTCGTCTTCGCCGGCGGTGGTGATCGATCCGGAGATCGGCTCGGCTCGCGCAGCGCTTGCGTATTCGAAGACGTCCCAG